GGTCTTGGTTGACAATTGTTTGTGAAACAAGGTCGCTGATTCCACGCCAATCAAGGTTACCAATAGTGTTTGAGTAACCATTTGGTTGGGTTGGACCTTCTTTAATTAAGAAAGTTCTACCATTTTCTACTCTAACTTTACCAAGATTAGTTCCTGTTGGCACAAAATCTGGACTAACTTCAATTTTGTTAGAAATAGAACCAATAAACTTTTGGTCAAGAATAGTATTTATAAGATTTACACCTTTAGGTGTAGCACCAAGACCTGATGCTGTTAAAACATCTGTCATTAGTCCACGTAATAAGGCAATACGTTCTGCTTGATTAGAATCAATAAACTTTTGTGATAGAGCACCAGCAAGATTTTTAGGTAAAACAATTCTAGATAACTCGTTAAAGGTTGTTATTGATTCTAAAACCATATCGTCGGTAACATAGATTGGTTTATCTAATGGGTGACGTGAAGCAAATCTAGAAATCTTACCTTTAACTGTGTTCAATGTTTTTTCTGCTTCAATGAAAGCAGGGTTAATTTCACGTAAATTTTTTAACACTTGTGCTGCTTGGGTTATATCTTCACCAGTTTGAATATAACCTTCAGCAATTTTACTTAAAGCAATATCGGTTTTTGCAGCATTTGTTGGTGTGTTAAAGATTGAGTTAACCATTGAACGTGCTGTGCGATTAACAATAGATATGCGATTAGCAGTTGCTACTTGGTTACTGCGATAGTACTGCATTGAATCAGTTCTACCATTAATTAATTTACCAGCATGTTCTGTTATTGAAAAGAAACTTTTAGCAGTTTCAGCGTCTTTAACTCCGCCTTTAACTAATTCATCAAGGATTGCTGGATTGTTATACTCTGGAAACTTTAAAGCAATCTCATCACGAATGTTTGCTTTTTCAGCGTTAGATGTTGCACGACCAAGGTCATCTAATAGTGGACCAATATTGTTCCAGTATCTTACAACTTGTTTACCAAATCTTTTATTTTCAAAAACTGCTTTGACACCTAAAGAACCCCCACCCATTTCATCATAAATCTTTGCCAACTTAGCACCTGCTTTTAATGCAGGACCAAAACCTAAAGTGGCATATGTTAATGGGTCAGCAAGTATTTGATAGGTTGCATCGAACACACCTGATGCTCTGTCAAAAGATTTCTCTGCAGCAGTTTGCATACCTGGTGTAGGTCCACCAAATAAACCACGTGCAATATCACGACCAACAGAGGCTTGTGTTCTTTTATAGTCTGAAATAATATCTTGAAACTGTGCAGGGTTTTCTGACATAAAGTTTAAAGCAAATTCTAACTCAGGGTCTATCCCACCATGGTCTTCAATTACTTCACCAGGTGTCATACCTGAAACAATGCCTTTGGCTAAAACACTAATGCCTTTACCGTATGCTTCATCAAGAGTTGTTGTTGCACCTTTGTCAAATATTTTGGTGCCGTCCCAATCGTCACGCCAAATTTTCCAAAGATTAGAAGTATCATCACCTTGCATTTTTCCTTTAACAGCAAGATAAGGTAAAGAGATTGCACGGCTGTAGGTTTCTAATGCTTTGAACCCTGCCTTGAATGGGCTTTGTGCTAACTTTAAAGCATCAGCAATAAGGTCCCCAGCAGTCCAATCTTGTGGACGAGACATATAATTTGCTTGAAAATTATCTGTAAGCATCTGTTGAATAACAGGGTCAAGTTTGTTGTAAGTATCGAAGGCTACTTTGTCATCTTTAATGTCAAGTAGTTCACGATGCTTTGCATATAACTTATCCCAAGTTCTGATTTGTTTTAAATCAGTTCCTTGTAAACCTGCTTTGTATCCAGCAACAGCAAGTTCAGGATTAGTAACAGGTACTAATTCGCTCCATGAAGTTGCCACTAATTACCTCTGTCAAGTAAGAAATTATAAATTGCAGATATTTCGCCTGTTTCATCAAAAGGTATTAATTCTTCAACAACAGATTTTAATGTTCTTTGTTGTGGGCGAGGCAAGTTTAAAACATCACTTCCTGGACCTGCACCAAAATCAACACCTGCGGTTAAAGGTTCATTAGGTCTTTGAGTTACTGCTGTTAAAGGAACAACAGGTCTTGCTGAAGCAAGTGCTTGCATAGCACCCATTGATGGTTGAGGTGCTTGAGGTGTTTGACCTACCATTGATGCACCTTGTTGTAAACCTAAAAGTTCTTGACCTTCACCATAAGTCCCACCAGACATATATCTAACTGGTTGTTGGGAAGGATTTAAATCTGTTCTTTTAGAATTTCTGCCAACACCTGATACTTGTTCAGCCATTTATTGACCTGCCATTTGTGCCATCAAAGCAGCAATATCTACAGGGGCTCCAGCAGGACCACCAGAGGGAGCACTTGGAGGGGACGGTTGTGCTGCAACCTGCTGTGAAGGAAGGGCAGCCTCTGCTGGAGTAGGTTCTTCTAACTCTTCTGGTTTAAATGCTTCTTTAACAGCATTTTCAATTGCTATACCATCACGACGTTTTTCAATAATGTCAGCAAATTTACCTAAAAGAGTTGAAACATCTTGTCCTGTTGCAATCATTTCAGGGATTGCACCAGCAGCAGCATTAACTGCACGATTCAAATTATCACGCATCTTTTGTATATCAATACGTTCTTGTTCTTTGGAAACATTAACTGACCATGGTAGTTCACTCATAACAAATTCGCGTGAAACCAAGTCACCACCAAGGGCTTGTAATGAGAAAATTAATGCACGACTTGGGTCAAGACCTGCCATTAAACCGTAGCGAACTTCTACAGTGTAATCACCTTTAATGTCTTTAGCAGGATTGTATTTAAGTTCATATGGTGCACCATCATTTAAACCACGAACATTCTTATCGAATGGGAAAATCTTTTCATCAGCACGTAAACAAAGAGAAATAACATCTTCAAATGTTTGTGCAAGTACTTGTTGTCCTGCTTTAATTTGTGAATCAAAAGCACCAAGTAACGCTTGGACGCCTTGTCCAGTAATGATGCTGGCATCAATATTGCCTGTGCGACCTTCTGGGTAACGTGCGCCCAAACGCATTTCCTGTTGCAACACTGCTTGTTCAGTGAATGCTGCGTTTGGTAATTCTAATCCGACTCTTCTAATTAGTTGAGGGTTTTGACTTCTCAAAACTGCGTCGGGACCGAACGCTAATTCTTGAACATCATTAGGCAATGCCAACGGAGCCTGAACAGATTTCTCTGCTGCTTCAAGTGCAAGTAAAGAGAAACGTGCACGCGCTAATTGAACCCACACAACATCATCAAATTGTCCACGTGGTTCTTCATCAATACTTGGGCGACGTGCAACACGTACCATAATCTCACCAAGAGGATTAGGTGTGCGTTTTAAAACAAGATTAGTTCTTTCAGGAAGATACAAAAGAATTTGGTCATCATCTTCATAACGAACCATTTCAAGTAACGAATACATATCAGTCATATCACGACCCATAGGTCCAATGATTTGATTCTCGTACTCAGGGAACTCTGCAACTAACTCAGCAATAGTTTTAACATACCTACGAGCATAAGAAGTTATACGACCAAAACGGTCAAACTCAGGATATGCACCCAGAGGGTTATCGACACGGATGCGGGGCTGATTATCTTTAACATCTAATTCTATTACGATTGGCAAAAAGCCATATGTAAGAAACCAATCAGCCCCTGTATACATCTGTGTCTGCAGACGTGAAGATTGAACATAATAGTTCGCAATCATGCTGCGTTTCTCTGCCTGTGCTTTAGCACGGTCAGAAGTTGTATTAGTGGTACTGCAATTAATAGAAGGAAGCGGTGCAAGTACTTCCGCTAAATCCCTAGCAGCAACATCAATGAAGTTAGCAATCATTGGTGAAGGCATACCTTCAGGGAAAAAATCTGGGTAAACGTTAGAGATTTCACCACGACGCACAGACAAAACATTTGCCATACGCACATCACGGTCTTGGCTGCGACGCTTTAACGCCTCAACCTTATCTGCTATCTGTTGCACATCAAGTGCCATTCAAACTCCTATAAGTATGCTTCAGCATATTGTGCTGCAGCAAGGTCATCTAGATTAACTGTTCCTCTATTACGTATACCAGCCTTTGTTGCATATCTGTTATACGTATGTGATTGAGCAAACCCAGATTGTTGGATTAACTCTTTAACTCTAATTTCACAAAACCATAAAGCCATCACACAGTCAGTTGCTTGTGATTTCTTTACACCTGGAGACCAGGTAAGTAATTGATTTACTAAAGCCTTAACATGCTCATTTCCTTCAGCAGAAGGAAGTTCAATCAAATTATCATCTTGGTGTTTACCATCACGTTCACTACCAAACAAAGCAGCCATAGAGGCTACACCAAAATCAACATCCCATTTATTTTTACCAGTAAAATGTGAACGGAACTGAATACCCCTGTTCGTTAACCACTGGTTTAATTCTTCATCTAACGCATACGCTTTCTGGTGTGCGTTAATCTCAACACGCATTTCCTGCGGATGATACTTGTTAACCCAATCCTCCATCAAAGCACGAACCTTTTGAGGATTAGGGTCAACCATGTTATAAACATCCAACACATAACGCATATGTGTTCTACGGTCATACGCCAACATAACAGCAGCAGTCTTACCAGTCATAGCAGGGT